AAGGATATAAAGAGTTTTGGAGAAGGGAAGAACCACCAAAGCATAGATATGTTCAGATACTTGCGCAAGATAAAAAAGAGAAGAAGGATTTGATGAAACGATTAAAGCATGAAATCAGACCTTATCCAAAAGATACTGCTTCATACAATACAGAAGTGGTGCACCATCTAACTACATACGAAGTGCCGGAAGGTACTGAAAATTTTTGGTAATATATAACTCATTGGTAATCAATCAGTTATAAAAAACCTATAAAATAGTACCCAAAATTCTTTGCAATTTCGGATATTTTTCGTATATTTGTGTATAAACAAAATTTAAAACTATAAACCTTAAAAGAAATGAAAAAAGAAAAGTATCAAGAATGGCTTAAAGAAAGCCTTGAAAAATCACCATCAATATCACAAGTTGAATTGGGAAATGTACCTGAAGTATATGAAGGGTATTTATATAGATTCACTGTATTAAATGGTGAATATAAAGACAAAGTTTATGTTGGTGTTCACAAAGGTTATGTTGGTGATGGGTATTGGCATTCTTCAACTGATGAGGATTTCAAAAAAATATTTTCAGCAACTGGTACTAAACTTAAATTTGAAGTTCTTGAATATGGTGATTATGCACAAATGACAGTAAAAGAGCATAAGATATTAAGTGATAATAAAGCTCGTACAAATGATAAATATATCAACAAATATAATGGAACTCCCAAATATGTAGAACCTGATGTTGATAAGATGGAAGAATTGACAAATAAAATTCTTAACAAAGAGTTTCCAATAACAAAGGAAGATGTAAACGAAGTTTACAAAACAAAAAGATTACAAGTACGAGCTGAAGATTATACCGAACATAGAAGAACTATTAGAGAAAGGATTGATGAGGAAAATGGTAATACGCATAAGTGTAATCCAATAGTTATATATGAAGGTAGAATGGCGGGTGAAGATGTTGTTGGTGATGGTAACCATACATTAGATGCAGCACATGATTCAAAACATTGTACCGAAGTACCTGTTATGAGAATTCCATTTGAATATCATACTAAACTTAGTAATCAAGAGCTAAAAGGTGTAAGTAACTTACTAAATAAAAAGCCAGAAATAGAAAAGGTATCAATGACACCAGCAGATGCTGTTAAATATATTGTTGGTGTATCTGAAACATCTGGTACTCCTTACAATTCCAATGGTAATAAAGTTTTCTTAGAAAAATGTGGATTTGCAAAGGCAGCTATAACTAGAATTCTTAATAAAGCAAAAGAAGAAATTGCAGCAAACAAATTTGCAGCTAGTAATAAATTGTGGATTCATTATGATAAGCCTGAAAACAAAAAGAGACTTCAAAAGAAAGTTGAATTGTATGCAACAAGAGATACAAATACAATTTGTATAGCCCTATCATCAGCAATGTTTAGATGGGATACGATATGGAACACTTTATATGAAAGTGCAGAACTTCAAAAAGAAGAAAAACTAAAAAGAAAGAGTAGTTTGGTTATACTTGTACATCATAAAAATACAACTTGGGAAGATAATTGGAAATCTGGGTTGGGTGCACAAATATATAAAAAACTAAAATGGCATCTTACTGAATCTCAAAAAGAACCATATAAGGTTGAATTGATTGAGATGCCAACTACAATGGTAAACGACTTAGATTAATGAGTATATTTTGGGAAGGGCAATTAAGTAAAGAAGCAAGGCGTGTTTTGGTGATACCTAATATCACCAATTCCGCTAATATAGAAAAGGATTCATTCGTTGATGTTATCTATAATCACATAAAAGGTTTAGAGCAACACGGAGAATACTTTTGGAATATTATATTACCAGAGCCGGTTAAGAAACTAAATTTACTAAATGTAAAACAGCACATCTTAACCTTCTCTGGCGATATGATTAAAATGCGTACCTATCCGCCCGACTTTAATCGATTATTAGAAACATTAGAGTATGATGTTATATACTCACATTTGCCTGACTGGCCTCAAGTTGGTAGGTACAAAAACGATTTCAATACAAAGATTATTGGATACTGCCATTGGTGGGAAATGAAAACCTGTAATGCGGAGGATAGAAAAAATAAATGGAGATGGATGCCAATTGAACTATTAGGTATATCTCAAATGGAAACTTGCTATCTTAATACACAAGACCAAAAGAATAGAGTATTGGAAGAAGCTAAGATTTGGTTTAACGATGAGTTTGTTAAAAAGCTAGATGATATTTTAGTAGTATGGAATTTGGGATTACCAAAACAAAATATAGTACAATCAGCATCGGAAGAAAAACGAAATATTATAGTATTCAATCATAGAGCAGCAGCTTATAAAGGATACCCTACTTTCATTAAATTGATGGAGGAATATAGAGAACGAAGACAAGATTTTAGTGTATGGGTGCCTCAATTAAAAGGAACGCCGGAACATAGTTGGATTGATTCAACTAAACTTCCAAAGCATGAGTACTATGGTAGATTACAACAATGTAAAGTTGGTATTCAGATGAGACAAACGAATTATGGATGGAGTGTATCGGCAACAGATTGTTTGATGAATGGCACTCCAATGATATATCAAGAATCATTATGTTATCAGGAAATAGAACCAAATGGATTGTTCTTTAAATTTAAAAAAGACCTGTTTGAAATGTTGGATAAAATATTGGATGACGATAATTATAGAAAGGATAGAGAGGTTAAGAGTATAGAAAGAGCATTAGAACTTTCAAAAAATGAAGGTAAGATGTTAGAACAATTAAACATAAAATTAAAAGCATAGATGTATCAAAATATTTATTATCAAAGAGAGAGGAATTTAGTACACATTTGGGATGATAAGTTAGGATACAGAACATTTCCTTATGTTAGATATGCTTATGAAAAAGCAGATAGGGGTGATTTCACTTCGTTATATGGTGATAAACTAACAAAGATTTTTAAATTCAGTAAGGATGACCCAAATTTATTTGAATCAGATGTAGCTGAAACCACTAGAGTTTTGGTTGATACATATACTGATTCAGATATTCCATCCGAAGGACACGTTACACTTACTTATGATATTGAGTGTGAAATGGATACGGGTTTGCCTGATGTTGAGAAAGCAGAGAATGAACTTACTGCGATAGGTTTACATGATTCTGCTACTGACCATTATTGGGTTTTGATTATGGATAAAGCTGGTAACATGAGTGAGAAGAAGACCGGTAATCGTACTGTAATTCCTTTCACAGATGAGAGAGATATGTGTATGAAGTATCTTTCACTTTACGAATATATCAATCCAACAATCGTAACAGGTTGGAATATTGATAACTTCGATACTCCTTATTTGTATAATCGTATTAAAAGACTATTAGGTGTTAAGCACGCTAATAGACTAAGCCCAATAGGTGAATGTTTCTGGTCTCCATATCGTAAGAGATTCTATATGGCCGGTGTATCTTATTTAGATTACCTTGCTCTATATAAGAACTTCACCTATTCGGAATTAGATAACTATCGTTTGGATAGTATTGCGATGAAGGAATTAGGTAGAGGTAAAATTGAGTACGCTGGTAACTTAGATGATTTATTCAAAGATGACATTGAAAAGTTCATTGAGTATAACTTAGTGGATGTTCAATTGGTTGTTGATATGGATAAGAAGTTACAATTCATTGATACTGCTAGAGGTATATGTCACGCTGGACACGTTCCGTATGAAGATTTCGTTTACTCATCAAAATACTTAGAGGGTGCATTACTTTGTTACCTTAAGAGAAGAAACATTGTAGCTCCTAACAAACCCGCCGATAGACAAGAAAGGATGCAAGCACTTAGAGATAATGACCAAGAGAAATTCATTGGAGCTTATGTGAAGGCACCTATCGTTGGTAAGTACGAATGGATATATGACTTGGATTTAACTTCACTATATCCATCAATCATTATGACAACTAACATTTCACCAGAAACTAAAGTTGGTAAGATTGATAATTGGGATGCTCAAAAGTTTATCAAAGGTGAAATTGATACTTTCTTTTTAGGAGATAAGAGTATTACAAAAGATAATCTTAAGAAGTTATTGGATGAAAGTAAATACGCCATATCATCTAATGGAGTTCTTTACACTACCAATAAGGTAGGTTGTATCCCTGATATCTTAGACCTATGGTTTAAACAAAGGGTTGAGTTTAGAGCATTGGAAAAGAAATATGGTGAGAGTGGTGACAAAGAGAAATATGCATTCTATAAGAAAAGACAGTTGGTACAAAAGATTTTATTGAACTCCCTATATGGTGTATTAGGTTTGCCGGCTTTCCGATTCTATGATGTGGATAACGCTGAGGCAGTAACAACAACAGGTCAGACCGTAATTAAATCTACGGCTGATATGGCTAACATTAAATACAATAAAGAGTTAGGAACAACTGGACAGGATTTCAACATATATATTGATACGGATTCGGTATTCTTTTCAGCAGTACCTATCTTAGACCATCGTTATAAAGATTGGAGAAGTTTAACTGATGCAGAGATTGCTATAAAGGTGGATGATATTGCTGGTGAAACGCAAGATTTCTTAAATAGTTTTTATGATGTTTTATCGGAGAAAGTATTCAATGTTGATAAAACAAAACATAGATTCCAAATCAAAAAAGAATTCGTAAGTAGAAGTGGTATTTGGATTGCTAAGAAAAGATACGCTCAATGGATTATTGCGGAGAATGGTATTCCTTGTGATACGTTACAAGTTAAAGGATTGGATGTGGTTCGTTCATCGTACCCAGCACAATTCCGTAAGTTTATGAGTGGTATATTGATTTCAATCCTACAAGGTGAAACTGAAATGGTTCTAACTGATAGAATCTATGATTTCAAAAAGGACTTGGTTAATATGGATGTAACTTCTATCGCTAAGAATTCAGCAGTAAAAGAAATATCAAAATACATTCCAAAGAAAAAAGATAATAGAGCAATGTTTCAATTTAATAGTGGAACTCCTGCGCACGTTAAGGCAGCAATTGCACATAATCAATTATTAGTTCACTTCAAATGTGCAGCTAAGCACGCTCCTATGAGAGATGGTGATAAAATTAAGTGGGTATATTTGAAACAAAATCCATTTGGATTGGATGCAGTTGGTTTCAAAGGACATGATGATCCTGATGAAATAATGGACTTGGTGAGGACGTATATCGATTATGATAAAATCTTCGAAAGGGAATTATTGAAGAAACTAGAGGACTTCTATGGGGCTTTGGGATGGGGTGCAGTACTTTCCTCACAAAAAACCGCTGAACAATTCTTTTCTTTCTAAAAGATTTGGTGGTTTCAGATATTTTTCGTATATTTGTGTATTATAAACTTTAAATAAATTAAAATTAAATTCGTTATGAACAAAAGTAAATTCGATGGCTTTATCAATCGTTACAACCTTGGAGGTGAGATTGAATCCGTTATGATTAAATCCGATGATAGTAATCTATCTGTAAGAATGATTTCTGATGACAAAACCTTATTAGGTGATGTTACTGTGGTAGAAGGTGATTTCCCTAATGGTGAATTTGGTATCTATACCACATCTCAATTAAAAGGATTATTGAGTGTATTGGATGAGGCAATTTCAGTTGAGGAAGTAACTGGAGCAGTTAAGTTCTCTGATAAAGGAACTAAGGTACAATATATGTTAGCAGCACCATCGGTGATTCCTGCAGTACCTGATTTGAAAGCATTACCACCATTTGATGTGGAGGTAACATTGAATGATGACTTTATCAATAAGTTCATCAAATCTAAAGGAGCTTTATCTGATGCAGATACATTTACATTCACTTCTAAGGCTGGAAAATCTGAAATTATCTTAGGATATTCTTCAATCAACTCAAATAGAATCTCTATCGATGTTGCTACTAATTCAACTGAAGATATCGAACCAATTGCATTTTCTGCAAAGTATTTGAAAGCTATCTTAATGGCTAACAAAGGTTCTAAGACATCTTCATTGAAAATCTCATCTAAGGGATTATCGCACGTATCATTTACTGATGGTGATTACACTTCGAACTACTACTTAGTTGAGATTAAATAATTAAAAAACGTATTATGAGCTTTTGGGATACTGAACCACAAAAACCTGTCTTTGACTTTGAATCTGAAAAAGCAAAGTTAATAGAAAATATGGATTACCTTATGACTATGTCTGTTCAAGAACAAACATTGTATAAGAAGTGGGTAGAATTGCAAGAACCTACAATGATTCAAGCAAAAGCCCAAATAGCATCTTATTACGATATGCAATGGAAACCAACTGATATCAACAATAAGGAGCTAACGATAAAAGAAATTGAATCGTTAGACCCTTACGTTGAGATTGTGGAAGACCCGAAGGAATCTACTAAGTGGGCAGCGGTAAGACGTATGATTCACACAATGGATTTTACAGCAAACCCTGGTCGTAATGTAAAGATTAATGTAAAGGATAGAGTAAGTGGAAAACTATTAGGACAAATTTCATTAGCATCTGATGTAACCGCTATGGGAGTTAGAGATAACTTCATTGGTTGGACTAAGGATAATAAATTTGTTGATGGTAAGTTAAACAATACTACTATTGCTTCTACTATTGTATGTACTCAACCATTAGGTTATAACTTCTTAGGTGGTAAGTTAGTTGCTATGATGACAACTACACCGGAGGTTAGAGCATATTGGAAAGAAAAGTATAAGAACGTATTGATTGCAGTAGGTACAACATCGCTTTATGGAATTCATTCTCAATACAATGGTATCCCTTTATTTAAAACGCTTGGAGAATCTGCTGGTAAGATTAGTTTGAAGCCAGATGATAAATTCTATGACCCGTGGCATCAATGGATTAAAGAGCATCATGCGGATTGGTATGATGAAAACATTACCGAAGAAAGAGCTCGTAATGGAGCTAATATGGGTTATGATAGAAACGGACCTGTTAGTGGTATCAAACAAAAGATATTGGGAAAGATTTTTAAAGAATGTGGTATTAAAGCAAATCAATATCATCATGGATTTAAAAGAGGTGTGTATTTCGCTATGATGTATGAAAATGGAAATGAATTCCTTCGTAACGAAATTACAGAAGACCAATTGATTATGAAAGATAAATTTAAGCAAGGTAATGAGTACATTCAGAAGTGGTGGAAGAAACACGCAATCAGTAGATATACAAAACTACATGATGAAGGAAGAATTAAACCCGAACACTTATTCTACATAGATGCTATTGGAATTAGTTGGGAAGAAATGAAAACTAAATACCTATCAGAAGTAGG